CGGAGTCGGTCATCCTGCCGAGGCGGGCTAGGACTGCCGGATCTTCTGAGGATGTCGCTGTGCCGATAATGGTCATGCTGTCACCGTGATCGCAGTCGGGTTAGTGAAGTTGGTCCCGGCCCGTTGGCACCAGATGTAGTAGGTGCCGGGGTCGAGCATGAAGGTGACTTTGCCGAAGGCGTCTGTCGTGCCGGTGGCCGCAGGTGTGAGCGCCACAGAGGTGCCCGTCCTGACCTTGACCGAAACCCCGTCCAGCGGGTTCGCGGCGTTGTCGGTGACGTTCTGTGTGTATGAGACCGACCCGCCGCCTCCTGCGATAGCGGACACGATGCTAGTCACCTGTGCCGGGGTTGCGCGGGTGCTGACTGCCGCGTCAAGGTTGGTGAGTGATCCGCTGGTGCGGGTCGATACCGCCGCGTCCAGGTTCTCGATCCCGCCCGTGCCGACAATCCACAGGCTCGGAAGGTGCTGCTGATCTACGGTTGCCGTGGCCGTCTTGAATACTGCCGCGTACAGACCCTCCGCGTTCACGCTGCCGCTGGCGAGGGTGTAGGAGTAGAGGCCGTCACCGACTGCGGTTGCGGAAGCCGCCGTCACGATCTCGGTTCCGTTGCGGTAGACATCGACCGTGACCGTGAGGCCGGTCTTGCCGAGCTTCGTTTCGACGTAGAAGGCCAGGAAGGTGAGGGCGTTGCCCTGTTGTTCAATGCTCATACTTGCCTCCCGAGGGTGGTCTGATAGGTCTGGACTGCGGTGTAGAGCGCGGCGTTTTCACCGTCAGTCAAGCCTTCGCCAATCGAGGCGAACGCGCACTCCCGGTCGCTTGGCGCTGAGAGGTAGCCGTTGAGCGCCCCTACCGTTGCCTCATGGGTGCCGTGTCCGGTGAATGTCTGGAAGGTGGTTTCCAACAGAACGCCGTTTTTGTATGCCATTTGCGTTGCCGATGCCCGTCTGCTTCCGACGAAGAACCCCTGACTTGACGGCGAGGCTACGAATACCAAACTACCCGAGCCCTGCGAGTAGTAAAAGCCGTTCACGCCGATGTAATGGATAATCAAGTGCTGTCTCGTAAACGCCGCGTCCCAATTGAAACAGCCAATCTCGGCCATGTCCGCTGCCGCGCTGTCTGTCCGTGAGTAGTAGGACATGTGACTTGAGTTCGGGGGGAGGTGGTCGTTCGGAATGAACTTGCTGCGGCCCCAGGAAACAGCGTTCGGCTGATACCCGCCAGCAGAGTGAATACGTGCCCCACCGTCGAACTGCAAACGAAACGCCGCGTCGAGGTCACGCGGGTCTTTCAGGTTGAACTTGTGAGCCGCTTCTGTCCCGCCGACGAACGGGTAGAGCGCGTGGAGCTTCGACCAGAGGCTTGCCGCTTTCAGGTCAAGGACAAGCTGGTTCACCGCTGACCTCTGGGTAGCGTCACTGATCGCTGCCGCCGTCAGGAACGCGGTTGCGTCAGGGTCGCCGCCGGACTCCCGCCGCGTAGCTACCCCGAGGGGTCCGAGTTGCCCGGCTAGGGGCATCAGGCCGGGAACCCCGGAACGGTGCGATGCCGCTCAGTCGGGAGCGGGTCAACAAACGGGGTGTCAGGGTCATTCAAGTCTTCGTCGGTGCCCTTCTCGAACCACTGCGGGTCCGCATGGGCGGGATCTCGGGGCGGGATGGCGTATACGTGTTTGGGGTCGCGTTCGTCCATGTTTCCCTTCCGAGTGAAGCCTGGGCGGGGCCAGATAGCCCCGCCCGTTGGCTTCGGAGCCTCGTTACGAGGCGTTGGTGAGTGCCACGACCGAGCGAGACAGGTCGTGTACCCAGAACCCAACCCGCGTCACGTAACGCAGCGCGGTGAGGTCGTTCTGGTAGAGCGAGGTACCACCGATGGTGGCCTCGTTCGACGGAGTGACAACAACGTCGCCCCTGATCCTCGCGTGGAGGTTCGGGCGAGCGACGACGTAGCCGACGATCTTGCCCGAGCCGGCAACGCTGGTCACGTTGTCCAGGTTGGACGAGATGACACGCGGCAGGTTGTAGAACGGGTCACTGACCTGTCCGTACAGCGCCTGAGCCTGAGCCGTAGCCGAGGCGGTGCCTCCACCGGTTGAACGTGCGTCACGGACATACCGTGCGGCGTCACCGGGGATGACGAGGCCCATGTCGTTGCCGTAGCCGTTGGCCTCCAGCGAACCCATCGCAGCGGAAACGGCGAGCTGGTAGCCGTCCTGCCTCGTGGTATCGACTTCGATGGTCTGCGTGGTTGAACGCAGCATCGAGTCGAAGTTCGTGGCGACGTTCGCGCCACCGCCACGACCAACCACGTTCTCGTCGATGACATCGGAGATGGCGGTTCGGATACCCGAGTCCACCAGCACGTTGAAGTCACCGTTCTGGAGGTCTTCCAGCATCTCGTCCGTGAACGTGATGATGGTGGATACCTTCCTGATGTTGAGGGTACCGCCGAGCACTTCAGCGCCGGTTACGGGCTTGGTGCCACCTTCGCCCACGAAGCTCGCGGTCGGAGCGCCGTTGTAAATCTGGAAGGCGTTTTGGCGGGAGCTGGTAACACGAGTGTCACCAGCGATCGACAGCGAGTTGAACTCGCTGAGGATTCCGTTGGTCAGAAGTCCCGCCTGTTCGGGCGGGAGGAGGAGGCCACCCGAAGCATCTGCGGCTCCGGACAGCGGGGTAAAGTTAGGCATGGACTAACTCCTTTTGGAGATAGCCCCGCTATCCGATGGCTGGCCGCTCATGGGAGCGACGGTTCGGGGCGGTTACTGGATGGGACGCCCAAGCATCGCCAGGATCGTGTCGTTGTGCGACTGATCGGCGGACTTGGGTTCGGGGGTCGGCTCTCGCGTTCCTCCGTCGAAGCTCGGGGTTGCCGGCTTCGCGTTCTCGAGGATCAGGTTGGCCTGAGCTTCGAGTCCTTCTTTGTCGGTCGCCGTGAGCAGGGGAAGCAGGTTGCCCGGCACACCCTTCTCGGTAGCGACTTCGTGGCGGAGGAGCCCTGCCTGCGTTGTTGCAAGCTGCTTCTCTGCCTCTGCCGCCTTCTTCTGGGCCTTTTCAAGCTCGGAGGCGGATGCTTCTTCGATCTCAGTCAGCTTGGCGGCTTTGGCTTTGAGTTCGCCGTAGTCGCCGTACTTGCCCTGGATCTTGCCCTTCTCCTTTGCGATCAGGTCGTTGACCTGTGCCTGTGTGAAGGTGGACTCGGCGGGTGCCGGTTCCGTGGTTGCTTCGGGTGCGGCGGGTGCCGTATCCTCTGCCATGTTGCGCCCCTTTCGGGTGGTTGCCGCCAGTACCGCTGGCGTCCGGGTTCGTTACAGCGCCGCGAGCGGCTTCTGTGTTATCCAGTCCCGCTCGTTATCCATGTGGGCCACACCCACAAGCGACGAGATCGGGAGACCGCCGCGCACTGCTTCTGCGGCTTTTTCTCCGAGGCGCGAGTTCTGCTCTGCCTCGGAAAGATTGTTGAAGATTTCCTGGCCCGTAGGACGTGAAACAAGGTTGGGAACGTCGGCGATAACGGGCTCGGCCACGCAGTCGCAGTTCGTGTGGAACTGGAAGATTTCGTCGGTCGAGAACACCGTTCCGTCCGCGGCCCCGAGACATGCGCCGCAGGCATTGCCACCAGTGACCCGTGAGTACCCCGTAACGGCCGCCACGGCCACCATCAGCGTGTTCATCGTCCCCCGCGCCCCGTAGTAGGTATCGAGGTCTGCGTGCGCGAGGGCGGCTGTCCTCGCTTCGGCCTGAGCCTGCGCGATTGTCTTGCCGTCGCCGATTGCGACCTTCGCCTTGATCGGCGGTGAGCCCCATGCGTCTCGGAGCGGTCGCCCGTCGCGGCTTGAGCCTGCTAAGGACTCAACTGATCTGAGTCGTGGACGCCTGCCGGTTTCTGACGTGATGAATGCGGTCAAATATGCGGCGGTCAGTCTCTCATTCGATCTCTGGGCCGATGTGACCACCGGGACCACGAGATCCAGCCATGTTGCGTAGGAGCCGTCGAAGTCGGACGGGGCCAGGTTCCACCGGCTCGAGGCGATCCGCGCCACCCGCGCCGCCGTGGTTGCGAGCTGGCGACTGAATCGGTCAGTTAGCTGGAGGGATTGCTGGCGGTGCGCCATTGTCCACCGGTTCAGGGTTCAGGAAGGTTTCTTCGGCCCGCTGCGCGAGAATGCGGTCAATCGCTTGCGGTGAGTAGCCAAGCTTCTCCAGCGCCGCCTCAAAGGGCAGCCCCATCGCCACTTCCTTAGAAACCGCGTCAGTAAGCTGCGCCATCGACCGGCTCTCGGTGTCCTTCCAGATCGTCTCGGCGTCCGTGCTGGAAGCGCGGGGGTCGCTGGCGTCGATGGACTTGAAGGCGAGGCGCATTGCCTCCTCATGGCCCTCTCCGAAGGCATCCTTCTTGTCGTTGGACTTCGACACGAGGCCCGCGTCCAGCCCGATCAGGGCTTCGGCGGAGATGTTGGAGATGGCGGCGGGGCGGAAGTAGTAGATCGGGATGCGAGTCTGTGCGGCCAGGTCGCCGATGTAGCCGTCGATGGACTCACGGAGGGCGGAGAGGTCGGCCTGGCTGAACTCGTGCGCCTTCGCGTCGGAGTTGCCGAAGTACCAGAGGCGGGACTTCGCGGCCTGCTGGAACGGGATCGGCTTGCCGTTGGAGTCTCGGGGCGGTTCGACGCCGAGCAGGACGCGCTGCGGGAGGCCGTGGTACTCGGAGCCGATCAGGAGGTCCACGACCGTCTTGGTGATCTGATCCTGAAGGCTCACGGCACCGTAGGAGAGGTCTGAGCGGCCACCGCGGAGCATGGACGGGTTATTCGGGATCGGGACGATGGGGACTTCGCCGAGCGAGTTAGAACTTGACTCAATGGTGGTCCACCGCTTCGCCGCGTCCCTGTCGCGGAGCTGCTTTTCGGTTGAGCGGTACTTGACGATGCCATCGGGCAGGTAGACGTTGGCGTAGTAGTCCTCGCCGTCGCGCCACTTCTTCAGCGCGGCCAGACGCTTGCGGCGGTTGCCGGGGGCGTGGGCGACGATGACCTGTGACGGATGCTCTGCGGTGATCAGCGGGGTGTCATCGTCCGGCTGAACCATCCAGTACGCCTCGCCGAGCTTGATGGACTCCGTGTGGACCATGTTGGCCTGAGCGTCGAGGCCGTTGGCCTGCCAGATGTCCCATGCCTGGTCGTCGGCGTCGGAGCCGAAGCGGAAGCCCTGAACCCGGCAGCGTTCCGCCGGCGCGTCAACCACGAGGGTCATGTAGTTGTCGGTCAGGTTGTGGAGAAGCTGGCCGAGTACGGTGCCCTGAAACGCGGCCTGGGTGGTGCGGAGCCACTTCGAGACCTGGTGATTGCCCTCGTAGTAGTTGTCAAAGGTCTGCCATTCGCTCCAGCGTTCGTGGAGTCGGTATTCGAGAAGGTCACGCCATGCGGCGGGGGTCGTCGGGGCCATGTGACGGACCTCCTTTCAGTGTTAGGTGAACCAGACTTGTGAGGGGCCGTCTGGCTCTGCGTTCTTGGCGATTGCGTCACCACGCGCTTCCCAGCTAATGACCGCGGCGGCAGCGGCGTCGATCTTGCGGGGGGAGTTCGGTCGGTCCTTGCCGATGATCGACAGCCTGCGGCCATCGTCATCCTTCGCCAGTACCGGGCGGCGGACTGCGTTCTTGATGTGCTGGGCGAACAGTTCGTTGCCGTCGTGCGTCACCTCGCCCGTGCCGATGGCGTCTGCGAAGGTCGCTATCGCAAGTGCGGTCTGCTTCGGGCGCGACATCAGCCACGGAACGAACTTGTCCTCGCCCCAGCGCCCTTGCCACTTCTCGAGCAGCGAGTTGATGTTGCCGGTCTGCGAGCCGGGGTCAACGTAGGCCCGCCACAGCGAGAACTCCTCGAGGCATTCCTGAATAGCGCCGTCTACCTCATCCATCGGGTGCCGGTAGTCGTCGTCGGCGTTCTCCGGCCTCTGCCAGATACCGACCGGCCATTGGAAGCCCGACTCAACCTCTGTGGCGATCACGGCGAGGGCATCGTCAAATTGTGCGCCATCGACTCCGAGAACTATCAGCGCCCTGGCCTCCGGTTTGTGGTCGGTAGCCAGCGCGTCCCACTTTTCATGCTCGAAGGCTGCGGACTCTGCGGCCCGCTTGCGGTTCAGGAACCAGCGCTCGGCCTGTGCCGGGTCGCGGGGCAGCAGCGCCTCAATCTCAGCGTCAATGCGGTCAAGGTTTATCCACGGGTCGATGACGCCCTTGACACCATCGCGGGTGCCGGTAACGGAGTCACCGTAGACGATCTTCAGCGCCCTGCGCCGGTCGGCCTTGTTGCGGACTGAAAGACCCTCGGGAGGTTCAACGTCGTCGTGGTACACGCCGGTCTTTTCGTTCTCGGCGGTGTATTGGGCGACGGACTCCTCGGCGGGGTCGTAAGCGTTTGGAGTCGAGAGCCAGCGGCCACCCATGCCGGCGATCCCTCGGCGCTGGTTGTCGGCGAGGACTCTGCCGCCGTTGGACTGGAGCCACGATTCGGTCTGGTCCTGGTTGATGAAGGTGACGCGCTGCCCGAGGCGGGAGCGACCGGAGGCGGTGACGGGCTCGATCTTGCCGCCGTTTGGCAGGTTGATACGCCCGAGGCCGGTGTCTCCGATGTCGGCGTGAAGTGCGCCAAGCTCGATCATCGGCAGCAGGACGGAATACACGTTGTCGGTCTGATCCTCCGAGACGGCGGTGACCTGAATCAGCGGGGTCGGCCACGGCTTGCCAACGGGCTCGCCCTCAGCGTTCCAGCCGGCGAAGGTAACGGGGCCGGCAGCCTCCACACAGATCATCGCGGCAGACAGCGGCCCTTTCCCCCATTTTTGCGGTCGGGTGAGCTGTGCGCCGCGTCCGTAGTAGAACTCGCCCGTTTCGGGTACCAGGCGGTAGAAGTTCAGGCAGAAGTTCAGTTGCTCATCGGTGAGCAGGAAGTCTTCGCCGACCATCTCCCGATCTGGAATGGCGCAGTGCGCCTCAATCCAGTCGGCCACCTCAAAGCCGAGGGTCGGCCACTCATCGGGAAGCTCCGGCCCTCGCCACGGCATCAGCCAACCGCACGGAGGCGGCGCTTCTTCGACTGCGTGGGGATGTCAACGACCTCGGACTTGGATATCTCCCACTGGAGGCCGCGGCGTCCTTTCGGGGAGATACCGAAGCGGTCCTCAAGGTTCTGGATCGCGGAAAGCCTGCCGTTGCCGGTGTCACCGCGAGCAACGTCATCCCACAGAAGGGCGAGTCGCTCGAGCGGGATCTGGTCGGCTTCGACGTAGGCAAGCGCCATCGGCGAGGCCCACAGCTTCTGCCAGCGGTCGTTTGTGGCCTTGAGGTACCCACCTTTGCGGGCAGGTAGTTTCGGGGCCGGGTTTTTGGAACCCTGCTCTGGAAGCTGCTTCCATTCGGACTGACCGACATTGCGGCGGCGGCGCTGTCCTGGGGGTTTCGGTTGAGCGGGCATATCGACTCCGATCACGGGTGGCTAGGCCCAAAAGTGGTTTTAGGGATTCGTACAGATTGTTAGGTCTCCACGCGACGGTAAGACGATGTGTCAAGTCGGGGGTGCCCCCCGGGTCAGTCGCGCTGGTTCCATCCACCCGGCTGCTCTGCTGCGGTGATGCGAGCATGGTGGGCGGAGCAAAGTGCGAGGCAATTGCTCGGGTCGTAGCCGCGTGGTCCGAGTGGGCCTAGTCCGTCTACATGGTGGCAGTCGGTACTCGGTGCGATACAACCCGCCTTGTCCTGACAGTGGGGATGGTCGGTCATAAACTTTCGCCTGAACTTGGCCCAGGTGGTTCCGTAGCCCCTATCGCTGCTTGAACCACGCCTCGCCTCTGCCGCCTTGCGGTGGGCCTCGCATTGGTTCTGCCTGCTCAGTGTCGGGCATCCCTTCACCGAGCATGGTGCCAGCGCCTTACGCCTGCTCATCCTCGTGCCCCAGTATTTGATCGGGCCAAAGCTGCAACACCGTGGTCCCGAGAACGTACGCCAGCGCGTTAGCCGTTTTTACCGAGGGCCTTTCACCCTTCTCTAGCCGTCCTACCGTGGCCGCGTCGACTCCAGCTTCTGCGGCCAACTTGACCTGCGTGAACCCTGCCGAGATCCTATAAACCCGCAGCCTCGTAACCCCTGGCGCAAGACTGACCTCGATGGTGTCGTTCACGCTTGGCTGGTTGAGGCTTCGTGCGAACTCCTCGGATGCTTCTTGGCTCATGGGTTCGTCGCCCGTTCTGGCTATCGCTGCTGCCAACGATGTGTTCTGTGGGATTACTCTAGTCATGTCGCTTACTCGGATCGTCATCCCCCAGCATCTCGCGGTGCGCTGCTCGGAGGAACCGTCTGCGTATCCAGTCCAGCAGACGTTGGATCACCACGGCGGCTTCAGGTCAAGCACGTTCGGCTCGGCCTTCCTCCACCGCACCACGCCCATGTCATCCACCTCATGCTCAACCCAGCCCACGTCCACCAGATGCTGGAGCACCGTCACCGTCTCCGGTAGCGGCTGGCCTGCGGTCAGGCTGATGGTGGTCGCTGTGCCTGGTGTCTCGATGGTTGCGGTGTAGGTGAGCTTGCGGTTGGAAGGTGGTGCGGTTGGCTTCCACCATCCTCGCTTGGCTGACCAGCGGGGGAGCTTCATGCGTCATCACCGCGCTGTGACTCCCAGCAGCGGAACCGGTAGTCGGCGATCTTGTTGCCGAGCGTTACTACGATCCACGGTCGGCGCTTGTTGGGGTGCCCCTGAAGCCAGAACTGGATGTGGCCGAGGATGTCCAGCATTCGGCTCATGCTGCCTCGGCCTTGACGATCTCGATGGTCTCTACGAGATGGGCGCAGTGGTCGTCTAGCCGGTCACATTCAATTTCATCCCTCGACTCAGCCGAATGGCGACGGGCCTCCGCAAGGAGTTCACGTAGCCTTGTCAGCCTGCCGTCGCTCATGCCGCCTCATCCATCCGTTCGGCCTCGGGCAGCCTTGCCTCCCAGCATGGGGAGCAGAGGGCACCGGGGTTTACGCGGCTCAGGTAGGCGGCGCAGGCATCGCAACGACGCCCTAGCTCGTACGGGCCGGGGTCGCGCTGGGGCTGGAGGCTGAGTGGGATTTGGATGATTAGCGTCATGGTGTAAGGCATGACCACGCCCGTCAGCAATGGGGACGCGGCCAAGAGTGGAGCTTGGTCACGCAGACCCAAAGCTCGTAAGTTGCCCCACGGCTAGGGAGGTAGCCGTGGGGTGAGCGCGTGATGACGCGCTGGTGTTCACCGAGGGGGACGGTGAAGTGTGGGCTACCCGATCCGCTGGGGATGGGTGGCAGGAAGGGTGGAGAGGCAGGGGCCTGTTGCGGAGCCAATCGGGACCGCCTTTGTGCTTGGCGGTCCAATCCGATTAGAGCTACCCGCAGGGTACACCATCGGCTCGGACGCAATTCAGGCCGCCCGCTTCCGCGCTGCGTTCCGAAGCGGAACGTAAACCCCGGCACTCCTCATGGTTTGGATCATGTGGTTGACGCTCCCGGCGCTAGTACCAATCACTGCGGCTATCTGCGGCATGGTCTGCCCCGCGTTCCACCGACGCTCTATCTCCGGCCAGTGTTCCCGGTTGCGGGAGCGATGCAGGTTGAGCGGTTCGCCTAGTGTGCGAGTGTGTTGGGTCAGGTTGCGCACCTGCCCGGGAGAGAGATTTAGCGCCCCCGCTATTTCGTTCGCAGTGAACCCCTTGTCCCAAAGGCTAGCGACTTGAAAGCGCCGCCCACGCGCATCCGCGTGTAGGCAAGAGAGGCAGATTTTCGCAGCCTTTGTTCGACCATCTCCTCCGTAGGTTCG